ACGATGCGTCGGTGATTGTCCCCCGGGGGGCCATCGACTCGCTCTGCCGCATGGCGAAGGCTGGGCAGCTAGTCCAGCTTGGCTACGCCGGCAATCAGCTGGTCGCCGAGGTCGACGAGCACCGGGTCTATGCCGTGCTGGTCCAAGGGGCGTTCCCACGGTGGAAGGACGCCGAGCCGACTCGCACGGTGACGCCCTCGCTCGTGATCGTCGGGTCGCTCCTGTCGGCGTGCCGACAGGCGGCCATCTGCGAAAGCGAAGCCTCCAGGGGGGTCACGTTCGCCTTCACGAAGGAAGGCCTCCACCTGGCGAGCCGCTCGGCCGAGGCCGGCGAAGCGTCGGTGACGTGCGACCTCGTTGAGGCGGGCAAGGAGTGCAGCGTCAAGCTCGATCCGGCCTTCGTGACGGAGTGGCTCAACTGCGGCTCGTTTGACTTGGCTGAGACCATCGAAGTCGAGGCCGAGGACGCAGCGTCGGCCGTGGTGCTGCGGGCACAGGATTCCCGCTGCGTGATCATGCCGCTGGCGAAGGACTGATGGAGCGACTACCGCTGACTCGGGAGCAGTTTGCCCACCTGTGGGCGACTGCGAAGAACATCCAGGACGTGAGCAGGCAGGCCGGCATTCCAGCGAAGCGCTGCACACAGTACGCCCTGGAATGCGGCCTGCCTCGGCGGGGGCGGCCAGCACCACAATCGGTCGACGTGCCGCTCCTGTTCGATCTGTGGAACCGCAACGTCGAGGTCCGCGTCATCGCCGAGCGCCTTCAGGTGCGAGAGGGCTATGTCTCTAACCTGGCAAGGCGTTACGGGCTGCCGAAGCGTGACCGCAGGACGTTGTGCCAGCACACCGAACGGGAGACGGTCGCCGAGGACGATCCCACGCCAGAGGAAATCCTAGAGCGTGCTGCCGAGTTGAGGGCACGCCGAAAGGACCAACAGCACAGGCAGCACGTCGAGATCAGGGCATACCACTTCGACGGTCGCTCGAGCACGTTTACCGGGCTAGACACATGGGTCGCATGAGCAAGGCCAAAGGCAAGCGAGGCGAGAGGGAAGCCGCAGCCGAGCTCGGGGCGTTGCTGGGGTGCGATGCACGTCGAGGGGTTCAGTACCAGGGAGGGCCAGATAGCCCCGATGTCGTGCTCGCTGGGCTTGCCATCCACGTCGAGTGCAAGAGGGTCGAAAGGCTTGACCTCTATGGTGCGATGAGGCAAGCCAATGCAGACGCAGGCGATGCAGTGCCAATCGTGTGGCATCGCAAGAACAACGAGGCGAGCGTGGTCATCGTCGAGACGCAGAATCTCATGCGATTGGCACGCGAGATCGTTGGTTCGCAGGCCAAAAGCGAGACGAGCGAAAAAGCCTAGAAAAATAGGGTTTTTCGTGCTATGAAGCGCAGAAAAACCTACAAAACAAGGCCGAAACGCACTGTAGCGAAATGCTACACCCCCCCTGGCGTGGGCGGGTCCTTCCTGGCGATGCTGCCTCCTCCGCGAGCTGCGAGCCTACGCAAAATAACGTGTTTTGAAGGGCCGGGTGTCCGTGGCGACTCGCTCTGACCAAAAACGACGCATTGACAAGGCCAAAGCTGCCTACGACAAGCAAAAGCAACAGGCCGGTTCATGGTCGCGCCGGCTCGCAGCTGCCGGCCGCGACATCGGGTCCATCCCGCCCCCGAAGGACAAGGCCCGTCGGGATTCATGCCGCGACAACTTCCGCATCTTTTGCGAGACCTACGCCGCCGAGGCGTTCCCGCTAGCGTGGTCCCCCGACCACCTGCGGGCGATTGAGAAAATCGAATCGGCCGTCCTCCGCGGCGAGCTCTTTGCGTTCGCCTTTCCTCGCGGTTCTGGCAAGACCACGCTCGCCGAGTGGGCATGCATCTGGTCGATGCTCTACGGGCATCGCCGGTTCGTGATGCTCATCGGCTCCGACCAGGCGATCGCCTGCCAGATGCTCGACAGCATCAAGACGAACCTCGAGCAGAACGACCTCCTGCTGGAGGACTTCCCGGCCGCGTGTTTCCCAATCCGAGCGATGGAGGGCATCACCCGGCGGGCGCAGGGGCAGACGTGCGAGGGCGAGCCGACGCACATTGAGTGGACCGCCGACCAGATCACGCTGCCGTGGATCGCCAAGGCCGAGTCGGCCGGGGCGGCCGTGCGGGTGGCCGGCATCACGGGGCGGATCCGTGGCATCCGGCACACCCGGCCCGACGGGGCTACGGTGCGGCCGTCGCTGGTGCTGATCGACGACCCGCAGACCGACGAGTCGGCGGCGAGCCCGTCGCAGGTGGCGACCCGGGAAAAAATCCTGTCTGGGGCCATCCTGGGCCTCGCGGGCCCGGGGGCCAAGATCGCCGGGCTCTGCACGATCACGGTGATTCGTCCCGACGACCTGGCGGACCGGCTGCTCGACCGTGCCAAACACCCGGCGTGGCAGGGCGAGCGGACGATGCTCGTCTATGAGTGGCCCAAGGCCGAGGAGCTCTGGGGCCAATACGCCGAACTGCGGCGGCAGGGGCAGCGTGATGGTGAAGGCACCCAGGCCGCCGACGAGTTCTATGCGGCCAACCGATCCGCCATGGATGAGGGGGCGCGGGTCGCCTGGCCCGAACGCAAGAATCCCGACGAGGTCTCGGCGATCCAGCACGCCTGGAACCTGCGTATTGACCGTGGCGAGTCGGCGTTCTTCGCCGAGTACCAGAACCAGCCGCTCGCCGATGACATCGCCAGTGACAAGCTCGACAAGCGGGCTCTCGTCCTGCGGGGGGTCAACCTCGCGAGGGGCACCGTGCCGAGTGCACACAACACGCTGACGGCGTTCGTCGACGTCCAGGACAAGCTGCTGTTCTGGCTGGTGGCCTCGTGGTCGGAGTCGTTTGGCGGCCACGTCGTGGCCTACGGCTCCTACCCGGACCAGGGCTCGTCGTTCTTCCAAGCCGCCCATGCCAAGCGGACGCTCGCGGCGGCATCCAAGGGGGCTGGGCCTGAGGGGGCGCTGCGGGCCGGGCTCGACACGGTGGCCAGGCAGTTGCTGTCGGTGGATTGGAAACGAGAGGACGGGGCCAAGCTGCGGATCGACCGCATGCTGGTCGACGCCAACTGGGGGCAAACCACCCAGGTCGTGCGGACATTCTGCAAGCAATCGGCGTTTGCGTCGCAGATCATCCCGAGCCACGGACGTTTTGTCGGGGCTTCGTCGCAGCCGATGACCGAGAAGCAAAAGCATCGTGGCGACAAGGTGGGGCTCAACTGGCGGATCGGCAAGCTGGGCGACACAGATCACCGGTCGGCGCTCTACGACACGAACTTCTGGAAGAGTTTCGTGGCGGCCCGGCTGCGGATGGCGATCGGCGACCCGGAAGCGGTGACGCTGCACCAGGGCGACCACGACATGCTGATTGAGCACCTGACCAGCGAGTACCCGGTCCGCACCGAAGCTCGAGGCCGGGTGGTAGACGAGTGGAAGATGCTCGGCCGCGACAACCACTGGTGGGACTGTCTCGTCGGAGCGGCGGTGGCGGCCAGTATCACGGGGCTGCAGCCGACGTCGTCGGAGGCCGGGGGCCGCCGCCGGCGGAAGGTTGAGATGCCCACGGGTGCTGGCGGGCGAAAGGTTATTACCGTGCGGAGGCTGGGGGCATGAGTGCGCCGCTGATTCTCGCCGTTGGTGCCGTGTACCTCTACGTGGCATGCGAGCAGGCCGCCAAGGGATCGCCGATGGCGATTGCATGGTTCGGGTACGCGCTGGCGAATGTGGGCTTGGCGCTGGCGGCAAAGTAGCCATACCCCCTGCGGCAGAGCCCCTCTGCCGCCGTACCGTCGCTGTCATGAGCGACGAAGTCTCCGATGCGCTGAAGGCGGCGGCACAGCAGCCGAAGCGCGTGCGCACCGACGCCGGCGAAGTGGAGGCCCACGATCTGGCGCAGCAGATCGAGGCCGACAAGTACCTGGCCAGCAAGGCCGCGACCGGGAACACCCATCGCGGGCTGCGGTTCAACCGGATCATCCCGCCGGGCACGATCTAAATGGGCCTCTTCGGCAACCTCTTGCGAGGCCAACAGAAGCCCCGCCCGGCGGCTGCGCCGGTCGTTCGTGCCAAGTACGACGCAGCCGAGCGTGGCGACGACTACCGCCACTGGGCCAACGCCGACGCGTTTGCGGCCGACGCCGCCCTGTCGCCGTCCGTGCGGCGGACGCTCCGCAATCGAGCCCGCTACGAACGGGCCAACAACAGCTATTTGGCCGGCATCTCGGCGACGCTCGCCAACGACTTGATCGGCACTGGCCCCCGGCTGCAGCTGGACACGGGCGACGCGGAAACGGACCGGATGGTCGAGCGGCTGTTCTTCGACTGGGGCTGGACCGTCGATCTTCCGGCCAAGCTACGGACGATGCGCGAGGCGCTGGTGACCGACGGCGAGGCTTTCGCCCTCATGATCACCAACCCGCGGCTGTTTGGCGTCACGCTCGACCTGCGGCTCGTCGAGGCCGAGATGGTCGCGACGCCGACAGAGCTCATGGCCCAGACCATCACGCCCGAAGGCAACGTGGTCGACGGCATTGAGTTCGACCAAATCGGCAACGTCGTCGCCTACCAGGTGCTGAACTACCACCCCGGAGCGAACTTCCGCGTCAACACGCTGGAGTTTCAGCGGGTGCCGTCCGCCCAGATGGTTCACTGGTTCAAGCCAAGCCGGCCCGGCCAGCATCGCGGCGTGCCCGAGGTGGCCCCGGCCCTGAAGCTCTTCGGCCAGCTGCGTCGCTACACCGAGGCGGTGATCGCCGCGGCCGAGACGGCAGCCGACCTTGCGGCTTTCATTCACTCAAACTCCCCGGCCGCCGAGGTCGACGAGGTCGATGCTTTTGCCGCTCTGGAGATCCAGAAGCGGACGCTCACCACGCTGCCCGAAGGCTGGGACATCTCGCAGCTGAAGGCCGAGCAGCCCACGACGCAGTATCCGGCGTTCGTGCGGGCCATCCTCAACGAAATCGCCCGCTGTCTCCAGCTGCCCTACAACGTCGCCGCCCTCGATTCGTCGTCCTACAACTACGCGTCCGGCCGCATGGACCACCAGGTCCACGCGATGAACCAGCGGGTCGAACGCGACCAGCTCGAGCGGACGATGCTCGACCGCGTGCTCTCGGCGTGGGTCAACGAAGCCTCGCTCGCCGGCATCCTGCCCGACGGCATGCCGCCCTTCTCCGAGTGGAACTGGGGCTGGGTCTGGGACGGCAAGGATCACGTCGACCCGGGCAAGGAAGCCAACGCTGCCGAGACGCGGCTCCGCACGCTCACCACCACGCTCGCCAGCGAATACGCCCGGCAGGGCAAGCGGTGGGACGTCGAACTGCGGCAGATCGCCGCGGAGCGGGCCCTCATGGACGAGCTCGGGCTCCAGATGCCTGACGCCGTGGCGCAGCCCATGCCGCAGGACCAGGGGGCCGACGCATGAGGGACCTGGACTACTGGTGCGACGACGACGACGACGACGCTGACATCGCGGAGTTTCTATGAACGCCATCAAGCTCGACACGTCCGTGACGTTTCTGCAGGCCGCCGAGGGCGAGGCTGCGGCCGGGCCGAAGCGGTTCAAGATCGTCGCCTATACGGGTGCGCCCATCCGGCAGGGTTGGAGCCGTGAGCCCGTCGTGATCGACGTGGCCGGCATGCAGCTACCGAAGACGGTGCCCGTGGTCATCGGCCACGACTACGCCCTCGGCTCGATCCTCGGACAGGGCACGCCTTCCATCGAGAACGGGCAGATCGTCGTCGAGGGCGAGATCCTCGCCCGCAACGGCAACGCTGACCAGGTGCTGGCGCTCGCGGAGGCCGGCTACCAGTTCCAGGCCTCGGTGGGTGCCGACGTGCGGCGGCATCAGAAGGTGGACGCCGACGGCGTCGTTCAAGTCAACGGGCAGGCCCACGTGGGTCCGGTCCGTGTCGTCAAAGCCTCCAGTTTGCGGGAGGTCTCGTTCGTCACCCTTGGCGCTGATTCGCAGACCAGCGTCGCCATCGCGGCTGAAGACGTCGCGGAGGAGATTTCTATGGCGGCTGACGCCACCCAGAAGCCCACGGACGAGGTCGTCGAGACCGCGGTCGTGGCGGCCACGGCGGAGGTCGCCGTGGAGAGCCCGAAGGTCGAGGCCAGCGAGAGCGACGCGCTCAAGGCCCAGATCGACATTCTCACGAAGAAAGTTGACGACATGCAGAAGCTCAACGCGACCCGTGACGAGCGTCCCGCCGCCCCGGCGGTACACGTCACGACCCCGTCGGCCCCGTCGGCCGAGGTGATCGAGGCGGCGTTCGCCCTCCAGGGCGGCCTGCCGAACGTCGAGAAGGCGTTCAAGCCCGAGGTGCTCGAGGCGGCCCACAAGGCCCGCCGGGAGCTCTCCCTCGGCGAGGTGCTGGTGCAGGCGGCCGTGGCCAATGGCTACGACGGCCCGCGCCGGCTGTCGGCGTCGACGCTGCGTCCGGTGCTGCAGGCCGCGTGGGCGACCCACTCGATCGCCGGCATCCTGAGCAACACGGCGAACAAGAGCCTGCTTGCCGGGTTTAACAGCGTCGAGAGCACGTGGCGGTCCATCTCGTCGGTCCGTTCGGTCAACGACTTCAAGACGCTGACCAGCTACCGGCTGAACGGCGGTTTCAAGTTTGACAAGGTCGCCAACGGTGGCGAGCTCAAGAACGCTGCCGCCAGCGAGGAGTCGCGGACGATCAGTGCGGATACCTACGGGATCATGACCTCGGTCACCCGTACCGACCTGATCAACGACGATCTCTCGGCCCTGACGGCGGTGCCGCAGCGGATCGGTCGTGGCGGTGCTCTGAAGCTGAACGACGTGTTCTGGGCCGACTTCGTGGACGATGCGTCGTTCTTCACGACGGCGCGTGGCAACCTGTCGGCCGGCTCGCTGGCCCTCAGCCTTGCCAACCTCAAGGCCCTGGCGACGAAGTTCCGCAAGCTCAAGGACCCCGACGGCAACCCCGTCGCGGTGGAGCCGCGGATCCTGCTGGTGCCGGTGGAGCTCGAGCTCACGGCCGCGGAGATCATGGGGAGCACGCTCATCCAGAGCGGTGCGACCGGTGGTCAGCCGGATCGGAACGTCCTGGCCGGTCGTTACCAGGTGGTCACCTCGACCTACCTGAGCAACACGACCGACTACTACCTCCTCGCGTCGCCGGCCGACATGCCGGTGATGGAGGTGGCGTTCCTTAACGGCGTCCAGAGCCCGGTGGTGGAGACGGCCGAGGCCGACTTCAACGTCCTGGGCATCCAGATGCGTGGCTACTTCGACTTTGGCGTCGCCAAGGCCGAGTACCTCGCCGGCATGAAGTGCGACTCCGCGACCTGACCATAGGCCCGGCGGGCTGGGGTCATAGCCAGCCCGCCGGGATTCTCAACCCAAACCCAGAAAGCAGGTGATCTCAATGGCTTCTTATGTTGCTGACGGCGACCTCCTTGATCACACCCCGGCTGCGGCCGTCGGTGCTGGCGACGTGGTCGTGATCGGCTCGCTCGTGGCGGTCGCCCCGCGTCCCATCGCTGCCAACGCGCTTGGCGCGGTGTCTGTCGAGGGCGTGTGGGAGATGCCGTGTGCCACGGGTGCCACCGGTGCCCAGGGCTCGGCGATCAACTGGTACGCGACCTCGGGCGTGGCGCATGCCTCGACCGGCGTGGCGGCCGGCAAGCTCGCCAAGGCCCGGCTCGCGGCCGACGCGTCGGTTCACGTGCTCCTCAACAAGTAGTCCTCCCCGCAACCCCCGGCAGGTGCGCACGACACCCTAGCGCGCCGCCGGGGCGTTGCGTGGTAGGCCTGGAGATGGTCCATGCCAGACATGCTCGCCCAAGGTGCCGCGTGGCTGGCTGGCCAACTCAAGAGCGCCGCAGGTCGGACGGTGACGTATGTCCGCGGGAACTCCGCGGTTGACGTTGTCGCGACCCTGGGCAACTCGGCGTTTGAGTCGTCCAATTCCAGCGGCGTGCTCGAGCGGTGGGAGTCGCGGGACTTCCTCGTTGCCGATGCGGATCTGCCATTTGGCGAGCCGCTCCACGGCGACCGGATCGTCGAGACCATCAACGGCGTGGCGGTGACCTACGAAGTGCGGACCCCTCGCGGGGTGCCGCTCTGGCATTACGCGGACGGGTTCCGGCTTGTGGTTCGGGTTCACACCACGCAGGCCGACAGCGGAGTGACGTACATCGCCACCGAGGGCGGCGACTTGCTGATCGCCTAGGAGTAGGTCATGCCGTTCTATTCGCTGCCGTCCGGTGCCTCGCCCGTGCTCTCGGGCACGACTGCGCCGACTGGCGGCGTCGGCAATCCGGGCGACCTGTTCATCGACCGCGAGGGGCGTCGGATCTACGGGCCGAAAGATTCCGTCAGCGGCTGGCCGACCGGCATCACGCTAGAGATCACGGGGCCCACGGGGCCGCAGGTGACGGGGCCAACCGGGGCGGCGTCCGTCGTGACCGGCCCTACGGGCAACACCGGACCAAGTGCGACAGGGCCAACAGGGGCCGCGTCTACGGTCACTGGGCCGACGGGCAGCACGGGCCCGAGCATCACCGGGCCCACCGGGGCAGCCTCGACCGTGTCGGGCCCGACGGGCACCACCGGACCATCCGGCCCGACAGGCCCAGCGTCCACCGTGACGGGCCCCACTGGGCCTCAATCGACCGTCACCGGACCTACTGGCATCACGGGCCCATCGGGGCCGACCGGCCCTGCGTCGACCGTGACGGGACCGACAGGCCCCAGCGGCGGACCGACCGGACCCACCGGCCCTGTTGCCGTCTCACCGATTGGATTGATCCTCGCTTTAGGGTAGTTCCATGGCAGCCCCAAACATCGTCGGACCGACCACCATCACGGCGAAGACCGCCTACCTCTCCAGCGTTACTGGAGCCACCGGGACCGTCCTCGTCTCCAATGCGGCCAGCAGCGGCAAAGCGTTTCAGATCACGTCGCTCTACTGTGCCAACGTCGACGGGTCGAGTGTCTGTGCGGTGACGGTGAAGATCCACAGCGCAGCCGCCGGCGGCGGGACCGGGCGTGCCATCTGCTCGACGGTCGATGTGCCGGCGGACGCGACGCTCGTCGTGATCGCCAAGGACGCCCCGGTCTGGCTGGAGGAGGACCGATCCATCACGGTCATGCCGTCGGCGTCGAATGATCTGGAGTTCGTCTGCTCCTACATCGAGATTTCGTGATGCCCCAGCCAGGCGGATACATCGGGTTCGACCGTGTCCCGTCGACTTCGGCGGCGTCTGGCATCTGGTCTGTCCGCGACGCCGAGCGGTTCAGGCGTGCCAGTACCTGGCCTGGTGCCATCTTTCCCGACCCAGACTTCGCAAACGTCTCGCTGCTGCTCCACATGGACGGCAGCGGGTCGTCATTCGTGGACTCGTCGTCCAACAACCTGACGGTAACGGCGAACGGCGTCACACAGACGACGGCGCAGAGCAAGTTCGGAGGCAAGAGCGGCGACTTCGGTGGCAGCGAAAGTCTCGCCGTGCCGGCTGGCAGCGACTTCGCCTATGGCACGGGAGACTTCACGATCGAGGCGTGGATCTACCGCACAAGCACGTCAGGCGACACGACGGTCTTTTCGCAGACCGAGTCTGGCACGAACTATGTTTTATTTGGCGTCAATAGCTCCAGCAAAGTGTTTTTTATTGGCACGGACTCTGGCGGCGGTGCCGCGATTGAAGGCCCTGCCGGAAATCTTGTCGCCGCCAATACATGGCACCACGTTGCCGTTGTGCGGGCTTCTGGCGACGTGACGGTCTACTGCGACGGCGTCGGAGGCACGGCGACAGAGAACACGACGGACTTCGACGACACGACGCGGGTGCCGACGGTCGGCAGTTACACACACGCAAGCTCCGGCTCTTTCGTCGGCTACATAGACGAGCTCCGCGTCACCAAGGGCGTCGCACGCTACACCGCCAATTTCACGCCGCCAACGACGCCGTTCGCCAACGAGTAGCCCATGCCCATCAAACGCATCACGCAGCTGCCGCTGGATACCGCTGTCACGGGACCGGACGTGGTTCCCATCGTCTCCGACGGGGCCACGAAGCGGGTCACGCTCACGACGCTCGCCGGGTTCTTCGCGGCTGCCGGTGCCACGGGTGCGACGGGGCCGCAAGGCGTCGGCGTGACCGGGCCAACCGGTCCAGCTGGCAGCAACGGGACGATCGGTGTCGACGGGGCTACGGGCCCGACGGGTGCCGGCCCGACTGGCAGCACTGGGCCTGCCGGCGTGGCTGGCCCGACGGGCGCGGCAGGGACGAATGGCATCATCGGCGTGGACGGTGCCACGGGCCCGACGGGTGCGGCATCCACGACGACTGGCCCCACGGGAGCGACTGGGGCGACGGGCAGCAACGCGACAGCGACTACCTCGGCCAGCTCACTGACCAGCGGCACCTTGGACGCCGCGCGGCTGCCGACCGTGCTGGAGCGGACTGTCACGGTCGGCAACTCTGGCACGTCCACGACACTGAGTCTCGCCAACGGCTCCGTGCAGACGGTCACGCTCAACGGCAATTGCGCATTCACCATGCCGGCAGCCGCCGCAGGGGCGTCTATCACGCTAATCCTCACGCAGGGCGGCACCAACACGGCGACGTTCACCGGCGTCCTATGGCCTGGCGGGACCGCCCCAACGATCACGGCCACGGCGAACAAAGTCGACGTTCTCGTTTTCGTGAGCAACGGCACTTCGTGGTTTGGCACAGCCTCGCAGAATCACTAATGCTCGCAGGCAAGGTCGGATTTTTCCGCGCACCGGCAACGCCCGCCGCCACGGCTGTCGACGGCAGCAGCAACACCATCTCGCCGGTGGATTACACGGCGGACGGCGTCCAGTGGCGCGCGTTCGTTTTCAATACCAGCGGCACGCTCACGTTCAGCCGCGGCGGTGAGGTCGAGTATCTCATCGCAGCCGGTGGTGGTGGTGGTGGCTCGCACTTCGCCGGCGGCGGCGGCGCTGGTGGTTTGCGCACCGGAAGCGCCACCGTGATCGCACAGGGCTACTCCGTGACGGTTGGCGCTGGAGGCTCTGGGGCTGCCTGGAATGGCACGTTCGGTTTGCAGGGCGGCGACGGCAATAGCTCCTCCGCACTGAGCATCTCGGCGACCGGCGGCGGTGGTGGCGGTGCGAGAGGTCTGAGCAACCAGCAGCAACCGGGCCGGTCTGGCGGGTCTGGCGGCGGCGGCGGAAACAATCCATCAGCGGCCACAACAGCAGGCAGCGGGACATCAGGTCAAGGCAACAGTGGCGGCACCGGATTCGACTCGGGCGGTAACTCTGCTGGTGGTGGTGGTGGCGGCGCTGGCGGTGCGGGCGGCAACGCTGCCAGTGCTGCCGGAGGGGCTCGCGGCGCTGGGTCGTCGTCCTCCATTTCTGGCACGGCGACAACCTATTGCCAGGGTGGCGGCGGCTCGTCGTCTGGAACGGCTGGGATTGGCGGCGGTGCGTCCAGTGGGCGAGGCGGGACCGCGAACAGAGGAGGCGGTGGTGCTGGCGGAAACAATAGCGTCACCGGCGGCGCTGGTGGGAGTGGCGTCGTTGTAGTGCGATTTCGGAGGTAGTGATGGAGAGGTTTTGCGTGCAGATCGTGGAGGGCGTCGTCGCTCGCGTCATAGTCTGCGACAGTGCCGAGTGGGCAGCCACCACGCACGGTGGCGAGTGGGTGGAGACGGACACGCTGCCGGGGATCGGCTGGGTGTATGCCGATGGCACGTTTTGGCCGCCTGTCCCTGTGCAGGATGAGTAAGCCATGCCGACACGCATCCCAGCACACAAGCCCCCTAGACTGCGAGTCCATGAGCAGCGGCCCAACGCCGCAGCTCGAGGCTACTGCGACAAGACGCACCGAGCGTGGAGACAGGCCGTGCTGACACGGGATGCGTTCGCCTGCGTCCATTGCGGAAGGATTGACCAGAGGAACCATGCGGACCACATCGTGCCAGTGATGGCAGGGACGGATCGCTGCATGGATGGCAGGAGCCGCTACGACGTGGCAGGAGGGCAGACGCTGTGCCAGGCGTGCCACTGCCGGAAGACGATGCGAGAGCGGCAGGAGTGACGGGGAGGGTGGTTCGGATCACGGGAGGGTGCCGCTGAGCGAAACCCGCTGTTCTTGCCCACGCACTCGCGGTTGAAATTGGAACTTTGGTGAGGTCCGCAGATGCCCAAGGGACGCAAGCCGACGCCTAAGGCAATCCTTAGCCTGCGGGACTCCCGGATTAGGGGCCCTCATAAGCGTGGCATTGACGCGACGCCAGGGGTTCCGCCGGCCCCCGAATGGATGTGCGAAGTCGCTCGGGCCGAGTGGGACCGGATCGTCCCGATGCTCGAGGCGTCCAAGGTGATGAGCCCACGGCACCAGCAGACGCTGGCGGCCTACTGCGATTCCTTTGCCGACATGATTCTGGCTGACCAGGAACTGCGGGCCAACGGTCCGACGCTGATGGACGACAAAGGTAGGGTGAGCAATCACCCGGCGTGGCTTCGGAAGCGTGACGCCAGAACCCAAATGCTGAAGTTCGCGTCCGAGTTCGGGCTGACTGCTTCGGCCCTGGCACGAGTCTCCGCGGTGGACAATGGCCCGCAAGAAAACGACGACGACGCCAAGATGTTCGCGTAAGGTTCCGCAGAACGAGGCGGCCGACCTGGCCGTCCGATTCTTTCATGAGAACCTGACCCACTCAAAGGGCGAGCTCGGCGGGAAGGCGTTCATCCTGGAGCCCTGGCAACAGGACTACATCCGCCGGTTGTTCGGCACGATGGACGGCGAGGTGCGGCAGTACCGCACAAGCCTCTTGGCGATTCCCCGCAAGAACGGCAAGTCGACGCTCTGTGCCGGCATTGCACTCAAGCTTCTCTTCGATGGGGAGCCTGGGGCCGAGATCTACTCGTGTGCCGCCGACAGGGACCAGGCACGCCTCGTCTTTGAGATGGCGAAGGTATGTGTGGAGAACTCGCCGAAGCTGCGGCAACGCCTCCAGGTCTACCGCAACTCAATCGTTCGGGCTGAAACGCACTCGACCTACAAGGCACTCTCTGCCGAGGCGTTCACGAAACACGGGCTCAACGCTCACGGCGTAATTTTTGACGAGCTCCACTGCCAGCCAGACCGCGAGCTGGTCGATGTCATGGCCAC